GTCAGAAAGACTGGACGGACGGATGTGCCACTAAACCAATCGGCGCCACACGACTCTCTAAAAGGCCCTGAAATAAAGGACTTTTCGAGGTTGAGTGAAAATCCGCAAAGGTTTAGCATTTGGACGACCATCAAGGATGAAGAGCGACGTACGATAAGATCATCACCGTATATCGCACATTCATCCCGATCGAATCGTCCCTTGAGCGTTTTCTCTACCCCGTATATAACAGAGGTAAAGATAGCGGACTCAAGCGCGAAGGTATACCCATTTCCCATTGAAGAAATCTTCTCGTATTCGAAGACTTCTCCGTCACAGACCCCTACGGGGGAACGTAAACGAATGAGATAAGTATACCACTGAGGGGGTAGTAGCTGTCTAACGAGTTCGAGTGAAATCGAATCGGAGGCGGCTGCTAGATCGAGGGTCACAAAAGGATCCTCGGTCGTCCAAAGTTTGGACCCCAAACGTGCTAGTTCCTGATTCTTCGACTGGTCATCGAGGTCCACACCGTATCGCTTCAAGCGTCTACGGATGAAACCATCAACACCAAGCTGAAGATATAGGTTCATGCACGGCTCAATCGCGATAGAGCGGTCTGTACGACCGTTCTTGGGCACGAAAGTGATTCGGTTGCCAGGGACGACTTTTAGAACGTTCGACCAGAAGACTTCTTGATCCAGAATTCGCCATGGTTCAATACCATGTTTTTCGCGATAATCTGATTCGAGGGCTCCTAGCCAACGCTCATCGTCCTGAATGGCTTCCCGTGCTAATGCCAGTGCTCCTCTTGTACACGAGTACGGCCAACTCTTATACTTATCGTATAAGGAGATACGGCGTAGCTTGGTGTCAAGGTTAGAGCCTGGACCATGACGCGACCATAACGTCAACTTGTCCCTAGGGGGTAGCTCAGACCCTAGGAGTTTCTCAAGAAAATTCCGCGCGTGTGTGAACACGCTCAGCGCCTCTTCACTTTCAGGAAGAGCGATGTTTTTCCAACCATATTGGTTGAAAGCGGCACAATTCAACTCAGCTGCTTTGAATTTCTCCAGAGCGGCTGATCGGCGGAGTTGCTTATCCGTCTTGAATTGAAACTTCTTGAGTAAACTTGATGCCTGATAGCGAGCGAAGAATTCATCCACGCTCGTACCACTGGGACTAATACTCTGTGGACCCCAGGTCTCCGATAGCTCCATGTACTTTTCATAGTCACGTTCCCGTGCTATGGTTTTTACATGGTTAAAGCTATCTTCTGTGAGACTGCACCGTAGGTCATCGACCATGCGATCGAGGAGTTTCCAAGGATAATCCTTGGGAACCCTAACCCGAACCATTTTGTTCAGGTTGCTTTTCGACTTGCTATTTTTCATAGCATACCGACCCTTTCATGAACGTTTAGCGCTTAACTTCCTGGCGAGTCGCTAACCAATCGAACACGAGTTTGAGTATAGAGAACACCAAATCAAATGGTATTTTCATACAAAGAACCCGAATTTGATGATGAGCGGGATGAGTGCGAGAATGAGCGCTATCTCAAGAGGAGATAGTCTCATAATTACACCATCAGCTGGATGTTGAGGCTGTTCATGAAGGTGTCGTTGTCGAGCAGCGCGATCAGTCGCTGACGTGCTTCAAGCACATCAGCCGTAGTCGCACCGACGGGGATGGAAGCCGACAGATCAAAGATGATCGGCGCAGTCAGCGTAGTGGAAGAATCCACACCACTGACCTCAACATCCTTCGTGAATTTCACGGCGGATTTGGCGACACCTTTGAAATTACCAGTCTTCGTGGGGAACGTACGGTAGATAGCCAGCGCGTCACGTGAATCAGGGGTATGGCTTGCCCCGATGTACGAGGCGCGATTCTGATACTCTTCATAACGAGTATAGATCTGGTCTTCCGTAGTTCCGTTGTTCAGGACATCTACTGCAAGTGTGACAGTATTCGGTTGCATGATTGGCTCCTTTGTACGCGGGTCTCTTATCTGAAGAAGTTCTTCAGCATAATGCCCATGTCGATGAGTTTGTACGTGTCCAACCGCACGTCAACGGCAGGAAAAGTACTAATCTGTGGATCTACTATCCTTTCGA